TGAGGACGGACGAGAACGCCGTCCATCAATAGGAGTCCAGCAATTCGAGAATCACCGTGAAGACTTCCGCGCTTGCCGGCGTATAGGTGCTCAGGTTTGCCAGGAGGCCATAGAACGTCTTGCCCTGGTACATCTTGATCAGAAGTTCTGAGCCTGCCACTGCCGAAGCTGTTCCGGCGGCGCCGTCCGTAAACGCCAGCATCGATGCCATGTCGATATTGCCCAGCCAATGAGCGGCGTTATCGGTCGACCAGGCTCCGTTGTCACCGTTCGCAACAACAGGCAGGTTTTCATAGAGATGCAGCCGCAGGTTTGCGGCCGTGACGCTTGTTCCGCTCTTGATGATTCGAAGCCGCGTCAATCGGAACTGGCCAGTTCCGGCTGAATTTCCGGGATCAAAAGCCATGGGGACCACGGAGCCGGCCGTAGTTGAATTGGCGATGAGATCACCAATCGAGTATTGCGTTGTATCGGCCGGCCTGGTGAATGTCGCTGATGGGTTGGTAATCTGCATGGTGTCACGCCGGCATGAGGCAGATACAGAACGTTCCACCGATCGTCGTTCCTGTCGAGCCAGAAGGCGTGAACGTGATCAGATCGCCCTCGTTCGCGAGGTTGGCACCGCTCGGCACCATCGAAGCACTTGTGCCTAGCGCGCTGTTTGCTGCTGTAATCACGAGCGGAGATCCCGTGATCGCGGTGCCGGCGCCTGGAGCCGTACCGCCGGCAACAGATGGAATGATCGCCATGGCCACCGAGCAATCGGTAGTGAAGATGCCATGAGATACGGCGCTGATCATGGTGATTTTGCAGCGTTTCGGCGCGCGAACGCTGCAGGCCAGCGGAGTGCTGGCAAGCGAGTTCGTCGTCGTCGACAGGAAAAACTCCTGCAACTGCGCATGCGGGTTAGGAAGGCTCATGTCTGGGTTCCTTATGCCGTATAGACGTAGGAAAGAATGCCGAGCGAGGCGGTGAACGTTGTGGTCGGCGTGATAGTCGGCGTGGCTGTCGCGGCAACGCCAGCAACCGTTCCGGTATTGGTGTCAACCCATGTCGCGGCCTGAATGGTCCGCCATGTGTCGGTGGTGCTGTCCGGCATGACGCCGATCCAGTATTGGCCGGGCTTGGCCGTATATGCCGAGACGAATGCCCGTTGCTGGAAGGCCGAGGCACCTGAGGTCACCGCGCCGCCAGTGGTCACGGATGAATTGGCCACCAGCGTGCCGGCCGAGTTGTAGAGCGAGACGATGGCTTTCGTTGTGCCAACCGTGGTTCCGTTGAGCACGCCAATACCGAGCAGAACGCAGGGATATGGAACGAACACATCGCTGAACCACATGGTGTTTTGCACGCCGGCGCGGCCGTTGGTGTCGATCGCGGTCAGGGCGCCGAGATTGCCGGGACCGACGTTATAGAGCCTGGTTTTGCCGCTCAAAGCCGTATACTGATCGGCTGTCTTCTGGGCGCCGCGCGTCGTGGCGCCGCTCATGATCAGAATTTTGTCGCTCGCTAGCGCGATCGTAGTTTCGGTTGGGGTGTCAGGACCGTCTGTCGTACCCATTGGAGTATCCTTTCAAAGGGGTGAAAGGGGCCGGATCAACCGGCCCCAATGAGTCAGGACGAAGTATTGTCGAACACGCCGCCGCTCGCCTTTTCATTGCGGGCAACGAGGCAATATTCGGACAGGATCTGACGCCGATCCGAGTCACCCGTCTTGGCGAGCGGGATCGAGATCATGTTGCGACCGTTCAGGAAGCCGAGCGCCCACTTATCCATTTCGAGCACGAGCACATCGCGCGCTCGCTGGAAACGATTGGGAACGACCTTCAGCCTGCCGAAATCTGATTCGTAGGCATCGACCGCAGCCGTTATCTTCTTGGTTGAGGCTTGCTCGATCGGAGAGGCTCGACCGGTGAACGAAGAAAACTGCTGCTTGTTGAAGGCGCCAGTGAAGATGATGTTTGGCTTGCCGCCGTTCGTCCAGATCGTGGAAAGAACGCCCTTCAGCCGGTTCTCGGTAAATTGCGCGAGCGTGCCGGTACCGTCCGTCCGGGTTCCGGTGCCGTCTGCCGCAGCCGGATCAGAAGGCGAAGTTCCTCCCGTCGAGGTGGCGGATTTGATCCACGATAGAACGGAAGCAGTCTTTGGAACGGTCGCGGACGCGCCGGTCTGCTTGGCCTGGTTCGTGCCGATCAGAACGGTCTCCATGTCGCGCTTCAGTTCCAAGCCTTTCAGCATCTCCTGATAGGCGAGTTCGTTCGAACGTCCGGCGTGCTCGACAGCCTGCTGGGTCCCGGATACGCGGGCGACCTTGTAGCTGATCTGCGTCCGGTTGGTCAGGCGAACGGTGACGGTCGCGGCGGTGGTGGTCGGATCGTCGCCTTCGAGCTGGGCATTGTTGCCGTCTGCTGCAGCCAGGGCCTGGGTTTGCCATTCATGGAGGACAGCGGCCGCCTTTTCACGGGCAACGCCGGCCATGAACGGGGTATCGGTCGGATCGATGCGATAGATCATGTCCGAGAGGTCTTCACGGTTGCCGATTGCGACAGCCGCGGTAACGGTATTGGACGGGAGGGCCATTTCTGAAAGTCCTTATGATGCCCGGCTGGCACGGCGTGCCATGAGCAGCGCGAAAGCGTCTGCTTCGCTGCCGGAATTGTTAAGTTTTGCTTCGAGGGCTTGGATACGTTCGGAATTACCGGCGCCTGCTGGGCGCGAGATTCCGGGCCGCTGGACGGGAGGCAGGGTTTTCGGCGCGGCTTTGGCGGCAACCGTCGCCTTAGCTGCTTCAAGTGCTCGGAATTTCAGGGCGTCATTGACGATGAGCTGCATGCGGTGATCATCGAAGATTGGATCATCACCGATTTTCATCAGGTCGTCGTCGCCGAACCCCTTTTCCCGAAACATCTCGACAGCCGCTTTTTGGGCGGCATCCAGCTTCTTTTGGTCTGCAAACTCGGGAGCTTTTTCGATCAGCAGGGAATGCTCTCGCGTTTTGCGCGCGACAGCCTCTTTCCGCGTCTCGTCCTGCTTTCGAGCGTTGGCCTGATCAACTTTGGCCTTGGTATCCGCCATTTCCTGCTGATGGACGTTCCATGCCTGTATATAGGCCTGGATTTGTCCCGCAGCGATAGGATCGGTTGCACTCAGACGCATCGCTTCACGCGATAACGTCTGGAGATCTTCCCATCCTTTGATGTCGGAAAACTGTTGGTTATTCTGATCAACCAGCTTTTGCATATACCGTGAAGCTTCAGCTTCAGATTTCTGCCTTGCCTCGTCCGCCTGTTGCTCCTTGGCCGTGAGGCCCTTGAGCTTTTCAGCGGCTTCCTGTTGGCTACGGAGGAATTCCCGCTCTCGTCCCTGCTCGATCCGCGCAAATTCTTCCTGCGCCTCACGAGGAATGGTGTTCCAGCGATCCTTTGCCTCTTTCGTCCAAGACCTCGGGGGCTCGACGGGCGGAAGAGTTTCTTCCGGGTCAGCCTCCTGCGTCTCACCGGGGACCTCTTCAGGGCCGGTGTCGCCCTCAACGGGCAATTCCTCGTCTGCGGTCGCCGTATCGGCGCCATCGGCAGACTTTTTCTCTTTCTCCCATACGCCGGCGAGAAAATCCGCAGCGCTGCTGGGCGAATCGAATGTTTCGGGCACGGAGATATCGTTCCCTTGCGTGGCTTGGTCGGTCATGGATTTCCCTGTGGTTTAGATAATTCCGAAGCGCCTTTTGCGCTCCGCGGTTTCGGCGATCAGCTTCAGTTCGGCCGCGGCGAGCTTGCCGTTATTGAGCACGGCGACGAGGTGGTCCCTGACCTTGCCGACGATATTGACCGCCAGGAACAGCTTTTCCCGGGCCTGAGCCTCGTCTACATGCGTGTTGCGCCAAGCTGCCGTATAGCTCTCCTCAAGCGTCTTGAACGCATCGGTGAGGATCTCATTGTCAAGCAGATCGCGGGCCTGCGCGGCGCGCCCCTGGGCGATCGCAAGCTTGTCCTCATCAGACATTCGGATGATCCGCCGGAACGTCGTCACCCTCGACCTGAGCGTTCGTGGCGTCGGAATGAGCGATCTCGCCGGCTAGCGCCGCGTCATAGTCCGGCCCATCGACTGCGGTCAAAACCATGGGCTCGGCTGGGATTCGCATGACTTCCCAGCCATGGACTTTCATGCGCTCCAGCACTTCCGCGATTTCGCCAGCGGTGAATCGTCCCATGTGGGTCTGATTGCTGAGAAATGTGATAAGTTCATCGTTCATTTCTTTCTCTCCTATGCTGCCAGAAGCATCAGAATGATTTCGTCGTCATCGTTGCTGGCCTTGGCCACTTCCGCAGCAAGTGCCTGCTTGTAATCCGGTCCAGTCGTCGCAAACTTGAGCGCTCGCCGCTTCTTCCGGTTCAGATATTCTTTGACGGCCCTGTCGATTTCAGCCCGATTGTAGCCGCCTCCACTGAGGACGGTCGGACCGAGCGTTTCATCACCCCTGCCGCTGTAGAGTTCCGACAGAACCGTGTCGTCATCTTCGACGATGGCGAGATCGGCCGTAGTCGAAGTGCTTGAACTCGAAGCAGTGGCCGATATCGTATCAGGCTGCCCGGTAATGGCCGCAGCGGCCGCTATCAGAAGAGATCCGGTACTCGCGATCGACTGGACTTGTTCCGTAATAGAGGACGACGCGGCAATCGCGAGTGACGCCGCGCTCGAAACCGTATCAGCAGCATCGGTGATCGATGCACTGACCTTGGCCAGAACGGCAGTGGTAGAGCTTACAGTATCGGCGGCCTCTGTAATGGCTGCTGCGGCGACAATTCCAACCGTAGCCGCTGCGGATACAGTGTCGCCGGCCTCCGTGATGGCCAGAGTTGCCGTGACCGCTGATATAGCGGTCGCAGAAATCGTGTCATTTTCCTCTATAACCGCGAGATTGGCGGTAATTCCTGCCGCGCCAAGCCTCGTGAGCAGGAGAGACATTTAGATATTGCAGCCCATCACGTCATTGGCGGTGAGACCTAGCGGTATCTGATCATTAATGAAGTTGGCCAGCGCAAGTCGCAATGCAGCGTTCACCTGTGCTTCATTCTGCTGAACGTCGACGAGCGCCACCATTTCACCGATAAGCTGGATCGGTGATCCCGTTACCATATATGTCAGTGTGAAGCTGACGATCGTCGGCGGCTGATCGCTATCACGAGAAGCATCGACGACGCGCCCGACAATCCAGATATTCCCGGCCATTATTCGAAATACCCGTTGATGGTGACGTGGTGCGCCACTGTGCCGGCTGATGGCGCCGTGCCGATCTTCTTCTTGACGGTCGCGATGAACTCACCCGGATAGACGCATATCGGCGGATCGAAACTCATCAAGAGCGTTGCAAGCAATGATGGCGCGGCAGCGCCCGACGCCACAGCCTGAAATCCCATCGGGATACGCCGTGGTGCCTTGGTTCCGGTTCCATCAGCCGTGGCCAGCGAGACAGCAGTATGGCCATAGGCCAGTGACCATGAGGCCACATAGCCGCCACCCGTCAGCGTAGTCTGGATCATGCTGTTGATCACCACACCGGTAACCATTAGGTTCTTGCCGAGAGCCGTCGCCGATCCAACCGGATTCTGATAGCTGGAAATCACCCCGTCCGTCGTTACCGCGAGCGTATCAGTCTCCCAGAATTGGCCCCCGAGCCCACTTCCGAGTGCGGCCGTGGTATTGGTCGGCACGGCTGCGGACGGATTGGCGCTATTGGCATAGTTGGCTGTGGTCCCCAGCGTCTGTCCGGTCTGACCCTGGCTGGCATGACCACCCCCAACGACACGAATTTCCTTCCACAACCTGATGGAATGGCATTCCCCCAGCGAAACATTGACTTGGCCGATCTTCAATTGCTGGGCCGACCCAGTCGCTCCGGTATTATAGCATCGTGCCAATATCGGGAGATTCTGCGCCGAAGTAGCCGCGCCCTGACCTGCAGGAACCGTGATCTTGCCGACGATGATGTCGTCGATCCAGAACGTCGCGTCGGCCTCGCAGACCTCAACGACGCAAATGGCTGTCGAGTTGACACCAATCAGAGTGCTAAAGTTCATCACGGGTGTAACGGTCTCTGTCCCGCCGAAATTCATCACGCCGCGCAGTTCGCCTGCCGCGTTCAGTCGGAAGAAAATGCCATCGGTCGGAGCAGTCGTGCCTGACGCAAGCCCAAAGCCCCATTCGCAGATATTGCTTGCTACCGGCGCGAACGGAAATTGCACGGTGAGCTGTGCATAAAGCGGGAAGGTCGCGACCGAGGGGAAAAACGCATAAGTCTGCAACCGCGCGACCGCACCGCTTGCGAGCGAATTGCCTGAATTGAGGACAATAAACCCTGATGACGGCGCAATCGCCATCGTGGTAATGGCTTGATTCCAAATCGTCGTATTGAGCGCGGCGCCGGTGAACTGCTCATTGAACAACAGCGTATCGGCGCCCATTCGAACGCGGTAATCGCCGCTGACATCGACAGAGCGCATGACGCGCGACCCTGTCACAGAGCCGGCGTCAACCTCTGACGTGGCGGACGCAAAACCCGCATCGATTTCAGTCAGAGGCCCGGTGGCCCGCAAATTGCCTACAGCATCGACTTCGGCGACATTTCCGGAAACGTTACCTTCGAGCCTGATGCCAGCCATTTACGCGCTCCAGACCCAGCGACACTTAACTGCACCGGTCAGCCGCAATTCACTTTCGGCCGTAATCGTGAAGCCTGTTCCGGCCACGACAGAGCCACAGGTCAGTCCGACCAGCCGCTTGAACAGCGTATGCTCAGGCGCATTGTGATCTGCCGTCGCATCACCCATCAGGAACGCCTCTGCATAGTCATTGACCCCGATCGCGGCTTGTCCGGTCACAGCAATAGTCGCGATGCTCGATCCCGGCGCGGCACCAAACGACAATGTAGCTGTCCCGACGCTGCTCATGGATTACCGGCCGTCCACTGATAGGTGTTGACCGTGATTGTCTGGCTGCTGGCAATGACAGCATTGTCGACCGTCATATCACCGCCCCCACCGGTCGCCGTCACCGTTCCCTGGACGTGGCAGGCCACCAGACCACTGTCATAGATGCGATAGGAGGCCACTGTGCCGGCTCCAGAGCCCGTCCCTGTCCACACCCCGGCTTTGGCTTTTACCCCACCAGAAGCCGCTGCCATCCAATCCGTTGGCAACGTCAGAGTAGCGAGCAGCCCGGACGGATCGGCCGCCGCGCAGTTGGCAGGTTCCGCACCCGAAAACAGCTTCAGGATGGCACCCGTGCCGATCTGCGTCTCGCGCGCGTCGAGCGCTGCATTTCTGACGGCAACGGAATACTGGTGTGTCATTCGATGCCCGTCACCTGACCTTTGTCGTCACGGATTACCTTTTTCGGCTTCTGCACCTTGGCCACCGCCTCAAGGATCTTCACGGCATCATCCACAGGGCTGCCGGCCGGCTTCTCAGCCTTCGGAGCTTGAGGCTTTGGTGCGCTCTTGGCCTTCGCCTTGGCCTCACCCTGCTTCATCTTGCTCTCATGCGCAGATTGGACATGCTGCATCTTCTGCTGATGCTGGCTGTTCGCGTGGGCCATTTCCATCTGCTTCATGGCCATCTCGTGCTGGTGAGTGGCCTGCTGGTGCGCCATGTTCTGCTGTTTCATCTGCGCTTCGATCTGCGCCAATTCCTTCTTCAGTTGGGCATCGATGACGGCCTTTTCCGTCTCAAGCTGAGCTTTTTGCCGCGCCAGTTCGATTTCGGCCTCAGTCTTCATCTGCTGATGCATAGCATCCAGCTTGGCCTTGTCGGCGTCCTGCTGGGCCTTGGCCTGGGTCTTGAATAGCTCTAGCTGTCCTTTGCCCTGCTCAACCTGCATTGTATGCTGTTGCTTCTGCTGCTCGAGCTGGGCCTGTCCCTGGGCCTTCATCTGCTCGATCTGCACCTTCGGATCTGGCGGGGGAGGCACCGGCGGGTTCTTCAGCGAGCCATCCGGTTTTTTGGCGGTCGGATCGTTGAAGAACTGGTCCGGGTTCTTGTGCCCCATGATCCGGGTCAGTTCCGCCGCAGTATTATAAAGCTCGCGGTCGCCGACCAGATTGGATTTGCCGCCAGCCAGCAGTTCCTTCTGCACGTTGCCGAGCGCCATGACCTGGGCGAACTGCTGGGCCTTCCCGCCAGAGCCAAGCCCGACATGGATCGTCATGTCGTCGCGGGTTTTCCATGCACGCGGGTCGACCGGAACCCATTTGTTGCGCAGCCGTACGGTCTGCTTTTCCTGCCCGTGCGAGCGAATGGTGTGGTGCAGCAAAGAGAAGATGTCCCGCACGCCCTCCGCCATGATGCGCGCGACGAGCTTGATGCGCATCTGGGAGGCGCTGAACACTTGCGCCACGGCCGTAGCCGACTGGTTCTGCAGCGCGTTGGCATCAATGCCCTGCGTCTGTTTGGCCAAGCCGGTGCGGGCTTCTAGCTCGGCATCGATGTAATTCATCATGGGGTAGATCGACGGGGTGATATCCGGCACGGTCTGCCAGTTCAGCCCGCCCGGCGTCTTTGTGCGAACCACGCCACCAGGGCGGCTAACCAGAAGATCATCGAGAGTATTCGGTCCAGCATTTTGCTCCGCGACCTCTACGCGCGGATTGTTGTGCAGATAAAGGTTGTCCAGCGCGCCGCGCTTGAGCGCCGTCTTTTCCCGCTGCGCCGGCATGACCAGATCGGCGATCGATCGCCCAAAGAACCGGTGCGTGATCGGAACCGGCGTGGTCGCGGCGAATGGGATAACATCGACTGGTTCGATCACCTCCTTCCCGTCCTTTTTGAGAACGTCGCCGAGATCGCCTCCCGTCACCACCATGTAGAGGCATGGCCGTCCGTCACCGCGGTAATCCATCCGAACGTAATGCTCGGTGATCTTGACCGGCTGGGCCGCCGTGTTGATGTCCGAGGATGTCCAATAGCTTTCATGGACGGAATCACGGGCCTGAACCTCAACGGCGGTAGGTGCCTGGCCGGTCCATGTCGTGATGGCGTTGATTTGGTCTTCGTCAAAGCCCTCCGCGATCAGCTGCGCGCGGGTTTTGGTGACGACCTCGTGAAAACAGTAATTGCATGTCTTGATGTCCCGCGCGGCCCGCTCGATGCCGAATTCCTCGGGAGGAACCCCGAGCGCTCGGGCACGGGCGAGCTTGCGGGTTGTGACGATCGTGACGTCGTGACTTATCGGCTTGGGCGGCTCCGGCGGGAGTGCTTGGAGCTGTTGAGCCGGTGTCTGAACGAGCGCGTTTTGGGCTGGCTCGATCGGGTTGCCCTGCGCCGCGCCGACGTATGCGTTCATGGGCGCAGCACTAGAATGCGCGGGTCACACCAATTTAGGTTGCGCAGGATATGACCGTCCTTTGTGATCTCGATCGCGGCATAGTCAGTGATAATGAAAACTCGGGTGCCTGGTCGCATCAGTTCGTCTCGGCCTCTTCCTGGGGCTCCGCAGCCTCGTCCTCGCCGTTCTGCGTATGCTCGACGATCTTCATTTTCCCGTTCGACATCTCCACGCCCATGGCCAGCGCGTCGAACTGGTCCTGCGAGAGGTCGTAATAGCTCTCGCGCTCCTCCTGCTCGTCCTCTTCCCACCAGATCTTCACGATTCCGGTTTTCGAGAGCAGCGCATCCTTCACAAATCCGTACAGCACCATGAAGCCGGGGTTCTGCTGCATGAAGACGTGATTGACGTAATCGGTCTCCTGCTGCGCGGCCTCTTCGTCCTCGGGGCCGACCGGCTCGAACCGCACAACCTCGTCAGATCCCGCAAAGATATCCATCAGGTGAGGCAACAAGCCCTCAATGGTGTCAGCCACGTCAGTCGAGACAGCGCGCGACCGGCCATCCTGCGCCGGCATGTCCTTTTCCATGTGGCCGAGGTAGTAATCCATGGCATTAGCGCGGTCGTCAGCCAGGTTGGCAGCCGAGAGCGCGGCCATGGCGCTGGATTTCTCGCTCGCCAGCATGGTCTTGATGTCGTCAACGCTCAGCTTTGCCACTTCACATTCCGCATGAGTGCGAGATCATCGCCATTCGCTCCGAATAACCCGGCCGGGACCCACGCGAAGAAGATCTGATTCCGTTCGAAGAGCCGCCGCCAAGCGGTCAAACTTCTGATTAGCTTCAGTGATGATGAGATTGACACGATCCGCGAACGTGACGGGCCTTACTCGGTCACGCCAGCCGTTCACGGCATCCCATTGCGAGCCATCATCAAACCAAATTGAGTGGACGGAATTGCCGCGCTCCGCCTTTTCCCAATATCCGCCTTCTTCTCGGGTAATGCCAAACGTTCCTTTCATCATCGCCATCCTCTGTTCTCATAGGCCAGCGACCGATTGAAATTAGCCTCGTTCGCCGGCGGCTGGTAGCAGATCGCCATCATGCCGATTGAATCAGCCGCGTGGCTTGCCCAATTGTGCTCCGGGCCAAGGCCGACATTGCGAGTCTCATCTCGCTTTTCATGATAGTGAACCAGCGCGTTGCGTCCCGGTTCCGTAGTTGCCTCGTTCCACCAGATCTTGTCTCCAATGCGCCGCAACTCTTCGACACGTCGGAGCGCCGCGCCCTTACCTTGGTTCTTGACCGGCGGCTCAACCTTGAACCCGGCATCGCGCCAGTGATCCTCATATTTCTTGCCGGTGATCTTGTCGGACTCGACACCATCATGCGGCAGATAGTTGATTGCCGCCTCATAGCCTCGCGCTCGCATCCAGTTGACGTGATATGCGAGCACTTGGCCGACCGACTCGTAATAGTCGAGAATGCGGATTTCCTGCCCCACCCATTGGGTAATCCAGATGGTGTAGGCATCTGCCAACCCACCTGACCCGCCGATGTCGTGAAACGCACGCAGTGGCAACAAAGGATCGGCCGCAACCCGACCAATACGGCCATCAGCTTGGGCCTTCGCCATCATCTGCGCGTAATAGGCACCGATGATCGCCGCATCAAACGAGCACTCGAATTCGCGGTCGTATTGGTCTTGGGTCAGTCCTTCCTTGAGGCTTGCAAGCTCCTCAGCCGAAATTATGCCCGTTTCGCTGGCCTTCAGAATGCGTCTGAACCAGCCATCGGCCGATCGACCATCCTCTAGCCGGTCTACCTTGTAGAACCAGTCACGACCCGCAGGAGTGCCGATAAAAGTAGCCCAGCCAGAATAATCCGAAAGAGTCGGTCTGATAACCTCAGGCCATGCCCTTGGATCCATGAGCGCCGGCTCATCGATCGTGACGCCATCATGATACAGGCCGCGAAGCCGATCATAATTGTCCGCGCCATAAAGCCTGATGCGAGCTCCGTTCGGGTATTCGACGCTCAGATCAGATTCACGCGCGTCAATTCCGGGGATGGGAGACGAATAGTGCTTCAGATAGCTCCAAGCCACGTCCTTCGCCTGCGCATAGGTCGGAGCGATGTAGGCATAGCGCGGAGGCGGATGCTGCCTGGTGTTGGTCAGAGCGGCCTTGATCTTGTCGTTGATGCAGCCAACGGTCTTGCCGAAGCGACGGTGCGCAACGATTTTGGCAAAGCGTTCGGTGCGGTCGTGGTAGGCTTCGAACTGCGGTCGCGGTCGATAGGGAATGACTATCGTTGCCATGTTATGACGACGGGACCGCCATCAGGGCCTTGGTGTTCCTGAACTACCTTGTCGCCGTACTTCTTGGGTGCCATACGGGCCATCAGCCATTTCCGGGTATCGACGCGGAGCCGAGATCGGTTCAGGACTTCCTTGTTCTCAACCTCCTCGATCGAGCCGTCATTGCGCTGGCGCTCCATCCAATCATTTGAGCCATCATCGCTGATTTCTATAATCTCCTCAGCGTAGTAGTCAGCTTGAGCTTCACGCGCGCTCGCGTATTGGTCGCGGAATTCGGCGTGAGTTGCCAGCCACCGCATGACGGTCGACTTGTCCGGCATTTCCTCTTCTTGACAAATCTCCCGGAGGCTTTCCCCGAGTCCCAAGCGAACGCAGATCGCCGTTGTGGTCTCGATGCTGTAATCGGACGGGCGACCTGCCGGCATTTATCTCTTTCCGATTCCGCCCAACATGCCGCTGGTCCGTGATTTTCCCGCCGGCTTGCGCTTCTCACCCGCTTCCGAATAGGCGATCGCAACAGCCTGCTTCTGCGGGCGCCCCGCGGTCATTTCAGCCTTGATGTTGGATGAAAATCCCTTGGAGCCGGGCTTGGCGCCTTTCTGAATCGGCATGACGACCTCTTGGAATTTGGCGATCCCCCTTGGCTTTCACCAAGGCCGTAGAATGGCTCATCCACCTAGATTTTGCGGTCAACTTGGATAGGCCATTTGCAACCGACTACGTGCAAAGACATAATCAGCTATACGGGGCGGCGGCACGGGGAGGAGCAGAGCCAGCCGGGACCAAACCACAAATCTCGCTTGCGATTATAGTCAGTTGCACTGATTTGCCCCGGGGGCAATATTTTTGAAAGTTGTGCACATTTTACCGCATCGCCAATCCATAAATAACCGCCATCGTGTCGAGCGCGCAGCGAAACCGCTTCCCGAAATAGTCGTCCCAGCTCCGGCCGTTCAGCCCACGAGCGCCGGCAATGGCCCGCATTGTCCAGCCGAAAACGAGGATCTGATGCACGATTATCGAGCCTTCCATTCCCAAGGCGGCTTCGATCCTGTTCAACCGGGCTACAGATCGCATACGGAGCTCACTGATAGGTTCTGGGAGCGCCCCGCCATCCACGTACTCCTTGGCCGGATCAATCGCTCTGGGACCGTTCTCTGCGGTTTCAAAGTCCTGTTGGAACGCCCTGCCCGCCTGGTATTGCGCTTCGTCGATCTGGCGGTGTGAGTGCAGCCGGCCCAAGGGGTCGTCACGGGTCGAGCGCATGACGACGAGCCGGGCACCGCGCTCGAGCGGGTCGTCGACCTCGATCGGGGCGACATGGCCGGTCTGGCCGCGATTGAAGTCCGCCGTACGGCGATCGTGGATCTTGGCTGCGGCCGGGTCGTAGGGCTTTTGGCGCTTCTGGCGGCTCATTTTATCATATCGGCGAGTGGTCATCGTCATTTGTGTTTCCTCTCGTGATAGTTCTTCAGCCATTCGCGCGATTTCTCAAGCTTCGCAATCATTTGTGGTCTGGTGGATGCTGTGGGGAGGCCAGATGGGACATGCGATGTCGGAATACCGATATCGACCTTCGAAACCAGGATCCTGGTTTCGGATTTTGGCGCTTCACGCACCGATCCGTCCGATGGATCTCTGATCACTGCTAAGCCCCTTTCAGTTTCGACAAGGCTTCGGTGCTGATCAGAGGCCGAGTTCGTCTATCCTCAGAGGCAGCAGTAGTTATATTTCTTTGTGTATGTGTCATGCTTGAGCAAAATGGAGCATTTGCTTTCGCTATGAAACTGTTCATCTGAGTACGCGAACCGCCCTTTTGCCCAGCAATTGCCCTAGCATTTGCTACCTTTGCCCGCTTCTCCAGCTCAGCTTCGAGACGTTTGTGCTGCCAACCCATGTAAAAGAACGCCTGTATCGTCTCTTTGGTGTCCAACCAAATGCGCAGCGGTAGCTTAGCAATTGCTGCTAGTTGCTTGTCATCGGTGGGGAGTTCTCGCTTGCGCCAATAGTGCATTAACAGAAGCAAATATGCCCCATGCTGCGTAGTTGACAGGTGCCCCGTATCGGCGAGGTAGTCGCCAACATAAAGAGGCATCCACAGGTCCGTCTTTTTGCTCATTAGATCATGTTCAAGGCATGCATATAGGTCTCCAGGATCGTCTCAGCCTCCTGCCTGTCGTTTGGATCTTGCCGGCGCATGCGGACGATGGCCCGAAGCGCCTTGCAGTCATAGCCATTCCCCTTGGCTTCCAGATAGATTTCGGCGATGTCCTTCCCGAGCTCTTTCTTTTCACCCTCAAGGTTCTCGATCCGCTCGATGATTAAGCGCAGCTGTTCCTTCGGGAAGCTATTGTGGCCAGCGGCTGGAGCCGTTTGAAGTTCGCTCATGTGGTTCCTCGTTCTGTGAATATTCACGCAAGGCAACTGATGCGCCGTCGATCAGAATATTGCTGAGGTGCGCTTTTGAGATTTCGAAACGTTGCACCGGCGCGTCTCCAACTTGGATGTTGAGGACAAAGATGCCCGGGGCTGGCGTGGTGAGATAGGCGAGTTTGGCTTTCACGCCGATCTCCTGTGTTTGCGTCGGCCGCTCTCTTTGCGGAGTTGTGCGGTCATCTCGAACTTTGTAGCGGCCTCAAGCTCAGCGCGGCGAATGGAGCGCGGCGGCTCCAGGGCTGTGAGCGACTGGAGAAACGCGATCCGGTGCGGCCTTGGCAGGCGCCTGATTTTGCGCAGCGTTGTGAAGATGTCCATTTCTCTTCGCCTTTGCCTTGGAACGAGCGTTGATCAGCATTTTGGCCTTGACTGATTCCCGCTTGGTTGCGTTCAGCCAATAGATGACGGTCGATTGATTGAGCCCTGTCGCGCGCGATATGGCAGCTCGGCTCAAGCCAGCGCATTTCAATTCTATGATTGCCTCACGGCGTGCCACGGTGACTATCCCGTTCCGGCTTTCCCCGTGAAAAATGGTGCGCGTGATGTCGAACTTCGCGCAGACGGCATTGATGATCTTGCTATTGTTATCGGTTCTGGTGTCAGGTTCATTTGGCTGCGCCACAGGGCGTCGGGCGTTCTCTCCCATGATAATTTTGTCGACATGTCCGGCATCATAAGCAATCGTCCAGTCATCACGCGACAGATCACGGAACTTCTGGAAACCGTGCATGACCGATGCATGGTGAAGGCCGAGTGATTTTCCGATCTGGGCGAACTTCTTTCCGGCATAGCGAGCCAGGAACATGAACACCCAGCGCGGCGCGATTTCTTCTGTCGTGCGGCCATCCGGATTGTCCATCTCGTCCAGTGATCGCCCGAAGTATTTGGCGACCGCACATTTGATGTCGAAAATCTCGGGATCATCATTATTGAAAAATTTGAACGCTTCAGGGGACGGACCGTGCTCGGGATGATGTTTCATCAACCGCCGTAGCAGCATTGCACTGCCGATCTGGTTCCTCGGATGGTGTCGTTTCTGATAGTCCATCCCGTCGCCTTCTGGTCTCAGCATTGAGTGATTTCCTCCCGTTGATGAAACGTTCAGCCAGCAGACGAGCTACTCGAGCCAGCCACCATTTCCACAAAGCCCTGATCAACCTCATTCAATTGCCCCCGCAGAGCCGCCAGCTTGGCCAGCTCGTTCGCATGCTCTTGTTCAACGCGGTTGCACAAATCGCGGTAGGCATCGCGGATCGACAGGAAAAGCGTGATCCGCGGTTCTTTGACTTCCTGATGGTTCGATAGAAATTTCTTCAGCCAGCTCGAGCTGGCTCCGACTTTCTTGGCAACGGTCTCATAGGCGAGTTCTCGTGAACCGGTGCGGTGTTGCTCTTTCTGGAGCAGGTGGCCGAGCGCTGATCTCGTTGCGTCGGTCAAGGCAAGTGCGGACATGGCAGGCGATTCCCTGTCGAAGTTCCTCATCTAATTACCTCTGTCATGGTGTCTGGATGCTCCCATGACGGAGGATGACTTTGTGTTCGAGCCGATCGCAGTTGCGGCCGCGCGGCTCGTCAGGCGACTAGAAGAACAGCGACCAGATCACCGCGCCCAGGAAGAACGGGAGTGCCGCGAGGCCGAGAGCGAAGAAGGAAAATGCCGTCGTTGTGAGGTTTCTCAGCGACTGGTCGAGAAAGAGTGCGTGGGATGCCGACCTTGAACGGGTATTGCTATGCGAAAACGATGCCGAGCCCGCAGGCCGACTTTCTGAGAGCAACCGTCCCCCACGCTGGACGACTGAAAGGATCTCAGCATCGTTAATCGGGAAAGGAGGGCCGGCGTCCCGAGCCGGGGCTTGAACAGGGGACGCCGGACGCGCGTTCGTCTTGAGGATGTTGCGCGCGTTCTGTGCGCAGGCTGGGCCGGGCCCGCGCATGTAATAATTTTCAGGATGATAGGAGGTTCCGAAGTGGCGTGACATGCGAAAGCCCCTTTCGCTTATGGTTGTGAAAAATTGTCTTGCAACTCGCTGCAATCGATTCCATTGTCATCGTTTCGACACATCCCGGAATGGCCGACATGGGCAAGGTTTTGCAGTTCGCGCGTCATGCGAGAACGCTCGACTTCAAGAAGGCGTCCATCGGAACCCGGCCGTTAGAGACCTCGCTCAAGCGCTTGGCCAAGCGTAAGGATGCATCCTTACGGCCAGCGCAGATATTGCGCAGATGCCATTCAGAGCAATTGGCGGCCTCAGCAACCTCGCCAACGGTCATACCTTTGCGATCGGCCCAAGCGAGTAGCGGATGTTTCGGTTTGTCAGACATGGCTCAGACTATTCCTCCCAGGAATGCGGAAAGTCAAGACAAAAAATTCCTAGGGGGAATGAGAATATTTTCTCCTCCCACGATACCTTTGGGTATGCACGAAAACGACGAACCACAGATATTCCTTGGAGCTTGGCTTGAGCTTTTTGACCTCAAGGTCACCGAGGCAGCGAAGATAGCCGGCTGTTCGCAGGGCTATCTTTCGAACATCATAGCCAATCGCAGGACCAGCATTAACATCAAGTTTTTGCTAAAGCTTTCCGATCATATGGGCGTCAATATCAACGATTTTTACCGTCGCCTACCAAATCGGTCGCAGCTCAGCACCCTGAAAAACCTTTCGCCAAAGGCGCAGGCTGCAATTCTCGCCCGCCAGCAGAAAAACGCCTGATAGATCATGTCCCGAATCTAGAGCATGCATTTGCATGTTGATTTTCATTCCCGGTAGGAATATTTTTGTTGACGTAATCTTATTCCTGTGAGAAATATAGCTCCTCAACACGGGAGCACCGCATGACAACCACTCCGAGAAAGTGCACAGAAGTCGACACCAAGATCGGTGAGCGCTTACGCTATTTGCGCACGTCATATGGCCTCAGCCAAGCCGAAGTTGGCGCTTCCATCGGCGTCAGTTTCCAACAGATCCAGAAATACGAATCCGGCAAAAATCGCGTGGCCGTCAGCACGATGCTGGCGCTCGCGGATCATCTCGGGATTTCCGCCTCTCGGTTTTTGATGGGGATCGCGTGATGTCAGCCCATTGTTCCTCACCCCAATCTGTCCGCGATTACTACGTCGTTATGGTCGACCTCGGGCGCCGCGGTCGGGAAGCTTGCGTAGACCCTGAGTTGACCCGTCGTGAGGTCGTCGACCGCATCCGCACCAAGCAATACGGGCAGATCGCATTCATCGATCACATTCACGATGACGAACGCGACGACGTGACCAATGCGCTGCTCAAAGAGGCTGGGTTCTACACCGAGCCGACCGAACACGACCGCATCATGAGCAAGTTCGATAGCGTGCTCGCGCTGATCGATCACGATCGCAAGCTGCGGCAGGAGGCGTGAATGCCAAGCTTAACAATCGCAGTAATAGCTGCAGTCATCAGCATCGCGATCCTTTACAGCGTACTTGCAATCTGCGTCGCCGAGATATCCGGCAACCGGAACGATGAGATATGAGCTCCGATCAGGAAATTGCAGTCGGAATGGCGGTACGCGATCTCATGAGTGCTCTCATGAGACTTCTTGAAATGCCAGCCGATACGGTGCGATCGGAGTTTTTGGAATTGGAAGTCGTCGAAGGACAACTTCATCTTCTGATGGACAAAATTTATGACCGCGACACCGTGCGAGAGCTGCGACAACGTGCATATGGAAACGAGAAAGCAGTCCTACACACAGTGGCAATGCGTGAAATTTCCTAAGTTGCGCGGGCTAAATCCCGTTGCACCGAATGGCTGGGTTGATGCTCCATATATGCGCTGCTCTGGGATTAATGGTGGATTTTGTCCGGTCTGGGTAAAACGTCGAGGGAATGACGAATGAGTTTTTCAGAACAGCAAAAGGGCGATCTCGCCGCGAAGCTCCCCATGAGCGCCGTCAAGTCGCGTGATCAGGCCGGCCGTCAGGTGTCCTATGTCGAGGGCTGGCATGTTATCGCGGAAGCCAACCGGATTTTCGGTTTCGACAACTGGACGCGCGAGACGTTGGATGTCCGCTGTGTTGCTGAGAAAGACCGTGAAATCGGAAAGGCAAAAACTCCCGGCTATGGCGTAACCTACATCTGCAAGGTTCGCGTGATTGTTGATGGCGTGGCGCGCGAGGGCTGCGGTGCCGGCCATGGCATCGATCGAGACCTCGGACAGGCTCACGAAAGCGCTATCAAGGAAGCTGAAACGGACGCGATGAAGCGCGCCTTCATGACGTTCGGAAATCCATTTGGTCTAGCACTCTATGACAAGGAGCGCGCGAACGTCGCGGATGAAGCCGATGAAAGCCGGCTGCGCTACGTTTCGGAGTGCAAGGCCAAGATCGCTAACTTCCCCGATCAGGATCCGCGCATTCTCCCCTGGTGGGATGGGGAAAAGCAAGCCCGACGCGATTTCGGTTTGACCAGCGATGAAGTCAATCAGTTGAAGGAACTGGTTATCGCCAAGATGCCGAAGAAAGCCGCAGCATGAGCAAGCCACTGGCCATCCGCGCCGCATTCGCGGACATGAAGATCGTCAAGACGCGACAGATCGTACAACTCATCTTTGAGCTTCCGCTGGCTGATTTTGATGCAGCGTATGAGGTTCTTGGCGGTCTACCTAATCCAGCCAATGAGCGCTGGTTTGCGATCGCCGCAATCAAGGAGATGATGCCCAATAACCCATCCAAACCCGCAGTTGATGCGCGGCCCGAGCCGAAACAGGACAAGTCGGCTCGGGCCAAGCGTGAGTGGCGGGATATGCAGCCATCTCAGCAGGCAGGGATCAGATGTTCAGAACCAAGTTTTGTGGCGTTTCTCAAATCAGCATATGACCTTGATTGGCACGAGAGCGGAGATGATGCGGCGGAATGTGTTCGCCTGATCTGCGATGTGAAATCTCGGGCCGACCTAAATATAGACCATAGAAGTCGCGTCGTCTGGCATCAGATTAACGACCAATATGAAGCATGGATGAGGGTCGGCGCATGAGCATGCGAGGCGAGACACGTACCGAGTTTCCGCAGGCTATCAAGAAGGCCGCTTTTGCTCGCTCCTGCAAGCCAGACGGCATTCCGAAATGCGAGGCGCCAGGCTGCGGCAAGGTGATCCGCGCCGGCCATCTGATCTTCGAGCATGTGCAGCCGGACGGGTTGGGCGGTGAACCAACAATGGAAAACATCGCCGTCTATTGCGATGTCTGCGCAACGCGGAAGACATTCGATGAAGACAATCCGCGCATGGCAAAAGCTGATCGCGTGCTCAAGGCAACGTTCGGTATGAAGCGCAAGGGTCGGACGATGCCTGGATCAAAGGCAAGCGGAATCCGCAAGCGAATGAACGGCACCGTCGAATTTCGATAATTGGGAATTAGCGGACATGAAACTTTGGCGGATCTATCAAGATATGAACGACGGATACGACACATACGACAGCGCCGTAGTTGTCGCGCCGGATGCGGATTCCGCCCGCGCCATCCATCCGAGCACAGTCAGCGGATGGAACGACTATTGCGGCACATGGGCTTCACGACCAGATCAGGTCGGCGCAATTTGCATCGGCGAAGCTATGCCAAATCTTGAAGCTGGAACGGTTGTTCTCGCCAGTTTCAATGCCGGTTAGCCATAATGCCTCGTCACCGAAAGGTTGAGCAATGATCTACGTCTTGGCTTTCATTGGCGCATGCACGGTGGCTCGCTGGGCCGTCACCGCGATCCGCCAGATTCGGAAAGACATGCGCTCGAAGCCGACGCCTTGGCTCGGCCTACCTTGGGGGATGCCATGATCTCCTTTGTCACCATTTCATTCTTGCTTGGCTGCGGCTTGGGTATCGCGGCGATATTCCTTGCTGCACATGAGGAGACCAAGCCATGATCCGGGAAGAGATCGCGCGGATTATAGATCCAGAAGCATTTACCGCATTGGATCGGCACTACTGTATTCCTCTACAAGAGGATTTTAGGCGTATGAAGATTGCGCGCGACAAGGCAGACGCGATCCGCGCCCTCCCCGCTCAGGGTGAGCCGGTCGCGCTGGCGCGGGAGGCGCTGGATATTCAGGAAGAATGGCTAAAGGATAACGCTTATCGTCTCGGCCTGCGATCTCTCGTGCAGATAATTGAGGTTTCGTTCGCTAAAGTCCGTGATGCCATCGCCTCCCCAAGTTCACCTGCGCCTGACGCGAGTCATCTCAATTCAGGAGAGTGTGAGCCGGTAGTAAAGTCGGCTTCCGGCGCGGGTGAAGCCATCTTCGCGGAATGCGCCAAGATCGCGATGGAGCATGTCGATAACGGCAATTGGGATGATCCGGAAATATACAGTGATGGATATGATCAGGCCTGCCGCGACATCGTCGAGGCCATCAAGACGCGGGCCTCGAACCGCAAGACGATGGACGCGATCGCCGACAATCGAAAGGGCGAGTGATGATGCATCTTATGCCTTGTGTATTCTGCTCTAAATCACACGCGGAGCTTTGGACTGAAACCGATGGTAACGGCGTCGTAACTGATGCTTGGGTCGAATGCGATAATTGCGCGGCGAAAGGTCCATCTTGCGATACCGAGGAAGACGCCGCCGCAAAGTGGAACGTTCCGGGCGTCTTGCTACTCAAGCTCACCCAGGAAAATGCAGCTTTATTGAAGCCTTAAGGAGAACGACGTGAGCGATGAATGTCCTTTCTGCAACCGCGATCCGTTCCACTACGTGGACAATGGGCTCGGCATGGAAGCTGTTGCAGTCACGTGCTGCGAGCTTGGCGACGAGTTCTATCGCGGCGCTCGACCAGAACCAGAGACCGTCACGATGTCATGGGAAGATTTCCATGGCGTTGGCTGCAAGATCTCCAGCCTCCGCGCCCAGCTTGCAGCGCAGATCATAATCCAACGCGGATGGGAGGACGAGGCCAGAAAGGCAACATCGCAACTCGCGAGCGCCAGGAAGGCGCTGGAGGATATCCGGAAACGAATTTATGGACCGGCCAATGCGCAGATGTGGGACATCCGACAGATTGTCGATGCCGCACTTCCTTTAACTGACGATTTCAGAACATGACATCAGGCGGCTACAACAAAGGTAAAGGAAAGTGTGCGGCGTGGATCATCGCCCATGTTTCCTATGCCGGAACCGACTGTTTGCCTTATCCGTTTGCGCGGGTGACAGACGGTTACGGACAGCTAGGCTACATGGGCAAGATGTGGCGAGCCCACGTTTTGATGTGCACTATGGCCCATGGTCCAGCGCCTTCCCCCGATCATGAAGCGGCCCATAGTTGCGGAAATGGTCATCTGGGGTGCTGCAACCAGACCCATCTTGGATGGAAAACGCGCAGTGAAAACCAGCGCGACCGCTACAAAAAGGAGCGTCTGCCGAGAAGGGGTTTGCCCAGATACAGGCTCACTGCCGACGACGTGCGGGAGATTAGACGGTTGCGCGGAATCGTGACGCAGCAGTCTTTAGCCGACCGATTTGGCGTCTCCAGACCTCACATCATCATGGTCCAAAAGGGCCAGACCTATGCATATGTTTCGGAAGGCCAACAGTGAATGTCCTCGATCTCTTCTCAGGAATTGGCGGCTTCAGCCTCGGGCTCGAACGAGCCGGAATGCGAACCGTCGCGTTCTGCGAGATTGATCCCTACGGTCGCGCAGTGCTCGCCAAGCACTGGCCTGACGTCCCCTGTCACGATGACATCACGACCAGAGACTTCATTGAGGGCGAGGCCGATGTTATCTGCGGGGGGTTTCCTTGTCAGGACATCAGCACGGCTGGCGGCGGCGCCGGACTTGCCGGCGAGCGTTCTGGACTTTGGCGGGAACTCCTACGAGCCATTCGCGTGGTTCGACCGCGCTTCGCAATCGTGGAGAACGTGGCAGCGTTGCTTAGTCGAGGGATGGGAACAGTTCTCGGGGACCTGGCCGAGATCGGGTATGACGCGGAATGGCATTGCATTCCGGCGAGCGCCGTTGGTGCCCCTCACCGACGAGATCGCGTCTGGATTATTGCCGACGCCGGAGGCGAGCAACACGAAAGCGGTCGCCCTCCGTTCAGCAGGGCGCTCGCCGCGGAACTTTCTAGCTCCCCTATGGCCGACGCCAACTATCAACGGGAATTACAACCGCAAGGGAGCAAGCGCTACCAGCGGCGATGGTCTGGCAACGGCGGTCAAGAACCGAATGTGGCCGACCCCGAGTGCATCAGACAACCGGGACAGAGGCAATCTATCTACGCCGGCCATCAAACGCCGCGTGGAGAAGGGCAAGCAAGTAATGCTCTCCATGTCGGTATCGGATCAGTCTGGGCAATTGAACCCGACGTGGGTCGAGTGGCTTATGGGATTCCCTCTCGGGTGGACAGGCTTAAAGGATTGGGCAACGCAGTCGTCCCGCAAATCCCGGAAGCAATCGGGAGAGCTATCATGAAAGTTGCCTTTGCTTCTGCTCAAGGTAAACCTGATGAACGATCTTAAGAAGGGCGATCGCGTAACGGTGAGGTGCGACCAGCGGCCAGCCTTCAATGGTCTCATCACTGGCGAGGGCCGCGGCGGCCATTGGTGGATCGTATTGAAGGACGGCACCAAAAGCGCGATCGGCTATAGCAAGTCGTTTTGCTATCCGGAAGATTCATTAAAGACCGCACAGGGAGAATAGAAGTGAGCAAAGAGCTATTGCGCGTTGGAGATCGGCTGCTTGGCGTCATCACGCCGGCTGGCGACCATTATAGAGCGGGAGTCAAAGGCATCATGAGCATTGGGGTCAATCAGCTCCCCGGCCCCATGGGCTTCTATCTGGTCGCCAACATCATCTTTGAGGACGACAGCGCCGACGTGATTATTCCACTGCATTTTGTGCAGGAAATCTACGTCCTCAATCCGTGACAGCATTGTACACCACTTAAGGAAAGCAGAGATGTCAGCGCATTATTACCCAAGCCATCCTTGCCCGATCTGCAATCCTGGATATTTTCCGGGTCAGCCGGTGTTCACACTCCCGCAAGCGCCTGTGATTTATCCAACCGGCTGCATCTGTCCGCCGACGAGCGAGAAAACTTGTGAGAGCCCTACTTGCCCGCGCAAGAACCATTTGAGCGCTACAGAAATCCGCTGATCGATCAGCGGTAGAGGATGGGCGGGCGGCAGGCACCATGGGTCATGATCCCGCCCACCTCGCATTAACGAGGTAAACGCCACACCACTTAAGGAAACCAGCATGACTGAGAAGAAAGAATTGTTCGCAACGGCGCGAGTATCACTGACCGTCGAAGTCGATGCTGCATCTTGGCAAGTGGAGTCGTCTGCGGAACAGATTTTCAAAGCAGCCGGCGAGGAAGCGGTGCAGCGCCTCCACATCCTATTCCAGAAAGAGCGTGGTGTGCGGGTTGTTGGCAATCCGGTAGTTACGCTCGTCACTGGTGTTCGTTAACGAGTTGATAAAGCCATGGATTACGATTGCTCCTGTGACTACGAGCCGGCTGCGGTCTACAACGCCGCGCGCCGCAAAGCTCGCAAGCAGCACAAATGCTATGAGTGCAGCGGCGTCATACTGCCCGGCGAGACATACGAATATGTCTTCGGCGTCTGGGACGGCCGCGCCGACAATTTCAAGACGTGCTCTCACTGCGTTGACCTGAGGACGTGGGTAAAAAACAATCTTCCCTGCGTGTGCTGGGCGCATGGCAACCTTCATGACGATCTGAAGGAGAATGTCAGAGGCGCAACGTGGAGAGCGCACGAGGAAACGCGAGGCCTCATGTTCGGCTTCCTGCGCCGGATGGTAGCGATCGACAAACACAACGCGAGCCGCAAAATCACATTAACCACTGGATAATGCAAATGACCTATCCCAAGATGAAGCCATGCCAGAAATGCGGTGCCCCCGTGGCTTGCTACACGTATGAGAGCGGATGGTCTCGCGTTGAGTGCGACAGATGCGATCACATCAGCTCGTGCGAGGGCCGGAAGCTAGATGCCATCAGGGCTCATAACTCACTCACCTTACCCTCGGGTTAAAGCACATGGCGCGTCGAATATTTGACTACCTCGGCTATCCTACTGATCCGCACGATATCAACGACAGGTTTTGGTATTACGTGCAGCGGAAGGGCCTCATCATATGCCAACGAATGCCGGATGGAAATCCGGCTGAGCAGACGATTATCCCATGGCGAAAAGTCAGGCGTGCACTGCGCGATCACGACGCATCGCCGCAACGTCGCCGTTAACGAACTGAGAAGGAAAGTAGATGACTAAGAACAGTCACCTCGCCATCAACGACCTTCTTGATGTCGTCGAGGAGATCACCGGAATGCTCGAAGAACTGAACCCGGGCGCAACCGGGCAGGTCAGGCGCATTCGTTTCCTTATCGAGAGAGCCGAGAGGTGCATCACCAAGGCCATGGATTCTGAGTGACAATATGTCCGACACACTCGACCATGACACCCGAGAGACTCTCTAACTAGGAAACATCTCATGCCGGCGCCGACCCATGGAATGTACACCGTCCCGGAATACCGCGCATGGATCAGCATGAAGACGCGCTGCTATCGGCCGACCTACAAACAGTTCGGTGATTATGGCGGGCGCGGGATCAGGGTCTGCGATCGATGGAAGGTGAGCTTTGAGAATTTCTTTGCCGATATGGGTTCAAAACCATCCCGAGCGCATACGCTTGACCGGATCGACACAGATAAGGATTACGAGCCGACGAATTGCCGGTGGGCAACCCGCAAAGAGCAGCAGAACAATCGGCGCAACACGCTTCTGGTCGTCTACCGAGCACAAGAGCTTAGTCTAGAGTACGCCGTCATCCTGGCCGGAAGGATCGTTCGGAGAAACGTAGCCAGAACTCGAATTAAACGAGGGTGGGATGTAGCTAGAGCGGTAGAGACACCGCAGAAGGTTTATCGGGAGAGGCGGCCATGAGCGAGCAGGCCACTGAAACCGCATACGAAGGTCTGTACGTCACTGACGCAGAGCTGATCCGGCGCATGGGCGTTCCGGAGAAGATCGCATATGCCGCGATCCACGCACTCGACCGGGACCGCAGTTCCAACTTCCCACAGAAGAAAGCTTTGTGGGGAAATCGGCGGTATTGGCCCGCTGTGAAGGCTTACCTCGACCGGACGAACGGGCTTAAGGTGGATCGTAACATTTCGTGAATACGAAAGACTTGCGTAATACGAAATATGTTCGTATGTAGGGATCGTCAGCAACGGAGCATATAAAATGTCCCTCACCCACCCCATCGGAACCTTCAACGGCCCCGCCTTCCACATTGGTGAAACCGTCTACTGCCGTTTCACTGGCGAAGCCTTCACCGTTGTTTTCTGCAACGGCTGCACCGCTGAACTCAGCGATGGCACCGGCCGCATCATCGGTGAACTCACCCGCCGCCGTCCCGAATGACCCCGATCCAATACAAAGCCGCCATCAAGACCCTCGGCCTCTCGCAAGAGAGCGCCGGGGAATGGCTCGGCGTTACTGGCCGCACTGGCCAGAATTACGCTACCAAAGGGCCGCCCGAGCCAGTCGCCAAACTCCTGCGTCTCTGCATCAAGCTGAAGCTAAAGCCCGAGGACGTGAAATGACCAAGCCGGTGAAGGTGCGTAGTGCGCCAGGTCTCGTCTGGAAGAAACGTCGCAACGGCCACGAGGCCCGCTGGCAGGCCCGCACCGACATGGTCGCCAAGGGATTCCAGATCAAGAGCATGAAGCTATGGACGGATCGCTATGGGCGGCTTTTATGCATGGATGGCTGGAAGCCGGCGGGACTGATCCGTTCAAGCCCGTACCAACGATCGCAGATCTCCAAGCGCTTCTCAATAGCGAAGACGATACGCCGATCGAGATCATGCCGAACGGCAGCATTCGCAGGCTCTAGCTTTAACGCGTCGTCAGGGGAAACATCATGAAGCCTCTCCACTCCGAAGTCACTCGCCTGCGGCGTTGCCCTTGCTGCCAGGGCAAGTACAGCAAGAAGAACGCCGGGTCGAACAAGAATGCTGGTAAGACTGCGGCCCGCATGAAGGCCAAGCTTGAGATCAGGAAGGAAATGCGATCGTGAGCAAGACAATCGATTTGGACATTCCTAAGACGGCCGAGGAGCGGATTGCCAAGGAAGCCGACTCCATCTGGGGGCTGATCAAGCGCATCGAGGCACGCGCTTCTGATGGCCGGTTCTATCATATGGAAGATGAGGACCGCGAAAAGGCCATCGCCTATTTGAAGGGCCACGCGAAGGCTCAGCGTTAATAGACAGGTAGGACAAATGGCAGAGCCAAAGATTGACGAGATACGAAAGAAGGTCGCCGACGAGTGGGGGAGCCATCTTTGCTACCATGACAAGACGACATTCCGTCGCAATTGCGACCCGCCAGTTCATTGTCGGTGCTACGATATCGCGGTTGCTATCATGACGCATTACGAACTTAAGCCTCGTATTCATAGGTAGTTAATGATGAAATTGAAATGCTGGCTGGGATGGTGCGGAATGGTCCAGAGGGACGATGACACCCACGTCTGGGGCGAGTGTCTGAAGTGCGGGCGCATCGCCGGCAAGATCAGCCGAGAAGCTATCAGGCGCTATATCGAGGCAGAGCGTCGCGATGACGCTTTCATTCATCAGCAGTCAGGGAAAACATGACGGTCCCGACCATCCACAACGAGAACTGTGATTGCCCTAAAGGGCGGTGCGCTATGCTCGTGGAACCAGATACAGAATGCGTTAACCGGTTGTCTGGCTATGTGAGAACTGCACACTGTGACAAGTGCGGATCGTCAACATGGCACCAGAACGACGACTGCGTGCGGTGTCGCACACTTGCTCGTCGGTCCTTGCCTTAACATCACATGACCGACAACGTCATCAACCTCAACGAACGCCGGCCGCCGCCGAACCTAGGAAACGGCGCTCGCGAGGCTATGGCTGCCGCTCTATCCTATTGCATGGAACCGATGGGCGACGTCCTGACAGATGATATGCTGGCCCGGCTTTGGCTGCTAGGGTTTAAGGTTGTTCCTCTGGAAGAGAAGGACTTGCGTTGACGATGACCAAGGGCAAGATCATTGCTGTTTGGATTCTGGTGGCTTCCGTGATTGCCGCGCTCGGTATGATCGGCTGGGCCGCTTTTCAGTAACGGTGAGCAGCAACGATGACACAACGCTGTCCGAAGTGCGAGCATGAGGCGGATGATCTGAGCACCTATTGCTCAGCTACGGAGAACCTTGTTTGCCAAGGTCGCCACCCGGTTGATGGGTGTGGCGCTGTTCTGACCCCTGAAGAACGCCACTATTACGGCGATTGCTGCGAAGAGTGCGAGGGCGAGTGGTGCGAGCGCATTGAGAGATGGCGCCGAGGTGGTTTGGATAAAATCATGGACCAGACATATGGCTCGCCTGAGAGATTTCATTAACGGTGAGATAAAGCTATGACCAAGAAACCGAAGGTGGTCGCGAGTTACGGCGATCCGAAGAAGCCAAAGCGGTGGCCAGCGAAGAAGATCAGGCGAGAGTTTGTCAAGGAAATCTTGGCCGCCGACAAAGAGCCGCCGGAAGCATCGTTCGACAATGCCGACGATATGCTGGCGTGGCTGAATACGAAATAGCTTTAATAAGCTACAACTAAGAACTCATCCTCGATCGAAAACCGCTATCAGGATGAGGATCAGGATGGTATAGGCGACTATGCCCATCGTTTGCGCTCCAACTGATCAGCGATCCAGCCGCACCCCACCCACAGCGCATAGAACGGAGATAGCAGGATGGCCGCTATGATCATCAGCCAGCGCACTACGTTTACCATGGCCAATGCTGCATGATCGAATGTCCGGTCGAGATGATCAGTCCAACCAGGAAGATCGAAAACAGCATGATGTTGAAATTCTGCCTCATCGGCACCGCTCGATTTCATAGCCGTTGGTGGCTTGCTTCAGGCAGCGTCCATGGTCTTCGACGTATGTTCCTCTGGACTCGATCATCATCCCAACAATGACGATGAGGGCGAGCGCGCCGACGAGAGCAACAATTCCCTCGATCGCATGCGCAATAACATTCCTGACGGCCTGCCACGGATCATCTTTCACGGACGTACCCCCATATTGATAATTTCCCATGGAAGATCGGTTGACGATACTAACCAAATTGCCAGACCAGCGCCGGCAGCAAGCCACATCAATTTCAAAACGGTCTCCTATAGTTTCTCCACCATCCTGATCTTGCGGCTTGGTAGCCGTGATCGTTTGGCGGGTGCGGAGCTCGATCGCGCAGGGATATGACATTGACGACTAATATCCACGCGCCGCCGACGATGAATCCTGAAGCGACCAGTGCAACGATTGGATGGATGATCCAATATTCTCGGAATCCAACCGTCAGAGCGATAAATATCGCATCTGCAAAGAATGCGCGCTTGCGGTCCTTGATGACACTTGGCTTGTCGGTTCTGTTGAGGTGGAGATCTTCCAGAGCCAGATACAAGACATAAAGCAGGAGGCATGCTCCAGACATGGCAATGAACGAGTAAAAGCAAATGGACGCTTGGAGTAGGTTATTCATTCTTTGTCTTTCCGAGCAGATCCAGTTTTCTGAAAGCCAATTCTAGGAGAGAGAACCAATGCTTTCCGGTTGCGCCAACTCCCGTCGAGATCACTTCAAGCGGGAACATGGTCAATATCTTAAACAAATGAGGAGCGAGAAGGTTCGCCATCGTCATGCCAGTGACCAAATAACGTATGGCGTACTTGGCTGAGATCTTTTCCTCTGTGTTTGCAAGGTGCAGAGCCGCACCAACGAATCCGAATGCAATGCACGACAGGTAAATATGCTCGAAAACCGCATCAAGCATTCGCCCCACCGCTGGCCATAGCTTCCAAAGTGCTTGTGAGCCAATACAAGTCGCGGGGGGTAAGCCGGCCTGCTGGAACCTCCTTGTTCTCGGGGAGCCATTTGCAGGCTAGAAGCCCAGTTGCGATGAACTGTGTGCATTCCCATGCGCCAGGTTCATGCCAATTTCGATTGGCGAACGGCCCCCAAAAGTAGACGACAGCGATGGGATCGTAGGGTTCGTGGAGATGGCTGCGCAGGAATGCGATGAATGCGTCTGCCTGCTCTGGAGTGGCCTTCAGACGGACAAATAACTCTCGCCTGAAGCCGGCATCATAGCCGGGCTTGAGCTCTTGCACGCCACCGAGGAGATGCGCACCAATGTAGGTTCCATCTTCGGTCTCCGCCTCGACATGCGAAAGCTCGGAGCCGTATTGGGCAACGCCGATCAGCTTCGTAAACACGCCTTTTTGCTGTTCCACAAACCGAAGCGTGATGAACGTAGTCAAAATATTAACTCAAACGAAAATAGAATGGTTTCAACCATCTTCGGAGTCCTAAGCTCTGTGGTGGCCAGACCTGACCTAACCGTTTCGACCGGTTGGGTTGGGTCGCTTCAAATTTCTAGTGTTTTTCTCGATCTGACAAATTCGATAAATGTGAATGCAAGCCGCAGGGATGCCAAACGCTACTGAAGTTATAGCACAAATTGCCGTAACCCATTCCGGGGTCATTTCACCACTCGCCAGTGAATCCCATATTTGATCGCACAGGCTTTCGCGAGCCAGACCTTTGAAACTGGCGTGGATGCAACAATAGGACCCGGTACCTCATAGATGCGGGTTCGATCGAGGTTTGCAATGTCAATGCCAGGAAACAGCATGGCGAGGAAGACAGCGCAGCTCACTTCTTGAATACCCCAGCGATCTTGTCAGCGACACGTTCAGCCGTGCGACCGCCCATATAGGCCCCGACGACGAGCATAAAAACGCCCCACATTTTCGGGTCGAGCGGATCAGTCGTGCCGAGTCCAAGCACCTTGTCCCAAACTACAACCTTCCAGAGGAAGACGATGAACGGTGCCGCGAACATCGGACGCACTGATCGGGTTATCCAATTGCCCTGCTCTGCTATGACCATGCTGGCGTTGACCTCAGCCTCGCGCTGATCGAGATCAAACGCACGCTTTGCCAGATCGGCGGCTACAGCCTCATGACTGCCAACGGCATCCAAATGCTGTTTCTGCGCGGTGAGCAGCCCCGATATGATCGGATTAAGAATGGCGCCAATGACCGGAGTGGCAAGCAGTTTTGCGGCGATCCATTCAAGCATCTCAGGCAGCCTTCCCAATCGAGCGGAGACGCGCCGCAATCGTCACGGCGGAAACCAGCATCGCGAAGTAGCCGAGATATTTCGGGTCAGAATGGAGGAAGTCTGCAACTTGCGCCTTGAAATTCGGGTCTCCCATTGTGGCCGCGATGCTATCAAGCTGATTGAGCAATGCGCCTGCGCCCATCAGGATATACGACCATGAAAGAGTCAGGGACTTGCCGCAGACCGCCCAGACCTTGGCCCAGAAGCCATCTGCCTCAATGTAGAACTTCTGGAATGCGGGAAGCTTTTCGAGGAACGGCCGCAGAAGCATGAAATAGGCAGCGATCAGACCGGGAATAATGAAGATCAGGGAGAACATGCTATTTCCTTCGGAAGATGGCATTGAAGATTGACGCGATGAAAGCGCCGATACTGCCAGGCGCGGGATGGGAGATCGATGGCGGTGCAGGCTTATCTATCGGTGCAGATGTTGTTGGAGCCTGCGGCATCTTCGTTCCGGTCATGGCATGAGCGCCGGCAAGCTTAAGGGCGCCGGAAATATCGCCATTAAACATGAGTATTTCTGCTCGTCTCCGTCGTGTGAGACCAGCCATTTGCTGGCCGGCAGCATGATCGTATTGCAGCAAAGTCACCATTGCAGCACCAGGGTTACCGGAATTGATCTTGTCGTCTATCGACGATTTAGCCAACGAACCTGTATTGAAATCGAACGATACCAACGCATCGAATTGCGCTTGCACTATCGGTGCCTTGATGCAGCGCTCGACATTACGCTCGACTGCGGCGAGATCGGTGGCCAAGATGGCATCGCATTGCGCGTCGGTGATCGTCTGTCCACGGAATACGGCAGGAGGGCCAGCCGCCGATGTATGGCCATATCCGATCGTCAGAACCCCCGTACCGTCGTCATAGGTGTGGAGAAATTTGCCTTCGAACGCCTCGATGAACAACCGCCCGTTTGGTGATGTTTTCATGGGCGCGGTCCCGCATTCGCGGACTTGAGCGCGTTAAGATCGGTCATTGATTGTCCGGGTTTGGTTTGCTACTTTGGCGCGATGAAAACGAAAATCATTCTCGGTGCATTGGCGTGGCTGACCATCATTGCCACATTAGCGATTCTACTGCCGCTTACAAATATGGGCCTCTAGATGATCCGCAGGATGTAGTTGCATATGATGGTTGGCTGCACGATTTTGGCTGGCGTACTGATTCCTCCCTGTGCAGTACCCGTGAATGATGCAGGAAGAGATACGCCTGCGCCACCAAAGAAATTTGCACTTTGATTTGCACCAGCAGCAAACCCATTTGATCCGCCACCACTGAACACACCCAGAGGCGTTCCATTGGCTCCGAAACTTGGAGTAACTGTTACTGATCCCGCTGGGGTGTAGGGTGGAAGATTGGCTGTGACCAGCGTGTTGCTTTCTAATCCTCCGGTTGCGCCAAGCGTTGTCGAATTGCCGACGAAATATGTTGAGGTCAGCCGCGTGGCACTGGCCTCTTTCATCGCCGAAACACGGCCAGTTTTGTCAGGAAGGTTGAACGTGGTAGATCCGTCTCCTGCGCCATAGGTAGTGCTCATAATCGAGAACAACGTCGCATAAGTCGTGCGCGAAAGCGCCTGCCCGATCGGAAACGCGAATGATGAATTCGGTGCCGTCGTACCCCAGAAATCGATACCTCCAGCAAGCGGAATCGAATAAGGATTGCTCATTCCTCGCAGATAAAATACTGCGTCTGAATTGTTGTAGACCACGATATACGGGGTACCGAGAATGAGCGTCCCGTTCGGCAGCGCTACATTCGGCGCCGCCCGGATTGATTTTGCGCCGAGACCATCAACATTCAGCGTAATGTCGACCGCTACCGCATTCGTGTTTGTTGCGTGCGGAGTGAATGCAATCACCTGCCCGCTCATGTGAGCCAGAGTATCGAACACCTGAAAGCTAGTGACCGTGTAGGCCGTCGAGCTGCCACCCGTAACAATGGCGCCGGCGATGTCGTCGCGATATTCGGAAAGCCTGGCCATCATGGCGCGGGCGCTGTCATTGATAGTGGACGGTGCCTGCCCTTCGCTGTAGTTGATCGTGCTGTCCGCTGTGGCATTCGTCGCTGCCGTTCGACTCCAAGACCAAAAAGCCATTATGCAGCCCTCGCAAATTCGCCGAATAATCTTTCAGCAGTGGCGACATAAGCCGCGTGAGCATCTTCCTTTGTGGCGAAGTGCCCTAGATTCATGCTCTTTCCATCTTTTGTTATGCAGGCCTGCCACGGCTTGCCGTAACTCTCACCCGCGCGATATCGCGAGACGCCTTTAAGGCCGGACTTGTTGGATTTGATGAGGCCGATGTTCGCTTGGTTCTGCGATTTCGTTGCAAGCCTCAGATTGACCCAAGCGTTGTTATGCTTGTCGAGGTCGCGATGATCGACGAAGGGATCGGGCCACTCGCCCGTCATGTAGAACCATGCAAGAAGGTGAGCGCGATAAACGCGATCATCGACCGAGATGAACGTATATATTCGCTTTCGGCACCCTGCGACATCGCCGGCTTTCTTGCCGCCGCGACCCTCCAGCCAAAGAAAAACCCCCGTGAGGGGGTTATAGGAGAGCAGTTCTTTCAGTCGATCTTGCGTCAAGTTCATCGGCTATCCTCTGTAGAATTGCGGCGGCTGGAATGCCGCGCGGAGTTTAGAGAGATCGACCGGCCGGCGAGGCTGCGCGAAGATAGGCTGCATCTGTGGCATCGACGGCGGCATGTAGGCGGGAGCATCAGGTGCGGCTGCCTGCTGCTGCGGAGCCTGCTGGGGTGCGCTCTGTTGCGGTTGGGCAAAGATCGGGGCTGACGGCTGCGGAGCGACCAGCGCGGCCTGCTGAGGCGTAGCTTGAGATGGCTGTCCACCAACCCGCCGCGCTGCCCATGCCTGCAGATCGGCCGCCGTCATATTCGCGAGGAACGGATTGGCCTTGACCACACCGGGCCCGAGGATATCGCCGGCCGACGCGCCCGGATCGGCTTGCAGGATCTTTACCGCGCCTTGCGGGCCTGCGAAATGGGCCAGATAAGTGTTTCCGTCTGTGACGGGTAGACCAGCCTTTGACAGAACGGCCTGATTCTGCTGAGCATAGGCTTCAGTGGCCTGTCGGGCGAGTTGCGGATCGGTCTTCAGGGCGAGGATTGCGGAATCGGGCTGGTCGGCCAGATCAGGGCGAATGCTGCGGATAGTCGAGAGCCACGTGCTGTCGATAAATTGTCCGGGACCGGCAGCGGATGAATTTGGATTGGTGGCATTCGGATTGCCGCCGCTTTCGGCACCGATGATGGAGTCAATCAAGCCCATGGATATCGATCTACCTCCGAAGGAATGGACGTCCGAACGCAAAAAGCCGCGCGAACCGATATTCGGCAGCGATTTGCCCGGCGCGCTGGCCTATGCGGTTGGCTGGCTTGTGACCTTCGCCGCGATTCATTGGATGCATCATTGACGGCGCTGGGCGCCCTCGATCGCGAGGCCGCCAGCGGCACCCCGTCCGAGATTGCGAGCGATGTTCTGCACGAACTGGATACGCGCGACAGTGTTCTGCACCATGTCGCGAAGTTGGCCCGGGGCCATATTCGAGCCGTTGCGCAAGAGCACATTGGCGATCTGTTCGCGGACCTGTGGGGTATTCCCGGTCATCAGATTGTGGCCTGCGGCAAGCGCGCTCCTGATCGCGCCATGAACGTTTCCAGTGAGGACTTGTCCGATCAGGTGCGGGCTGACACCCATCGCAGTATCATGCGCGAGGTTTTTCGCCGTTGGTGACCCTCCCAACGCCGTATTCCGCGTTTCGAACATGGTCTGTTCGCGGCCGATCCGGCGTTGCATCAGCGGAAATGCTGGTTGCACATTCATTCCAGGGACAACGCGGCCATTTACAAGCTGTCCTCTTGGGGACATGGCCTGCGCTTCAGCCTGGAATGCATCGTTCAACAAAGGTCGCGCTTTGTTGACGCCAAAAGCCGCGCCTTGGGTCTGCGCTATTAGCGAGTCGACATAGCCGGATCGGAAAGCCTGCTGACCTTGCGGCTGGAGCGCTTGGAAAGCAGGAATCGTGTCTTCAGTACGGCCGCGCGTTGCCGCCTGCCGTCCGGCTTGCACTGCCTCGATATTGCGGGATGCCTGCGCGAAGTTCGCATTGGCTTGTCGATAGCCTGGACTGGCCGCCTCCATGGCGGCATCAAGCTGACGCACCGCGCCGCCGATCAGCCGCGCCCGGTTGCCTTGGCCGCCTTGTCTTGCGCTTTGCGCCGCATCCGCCATATCGCCGCGTATGCGCTGCACTGCCTCGAAATCGTCTGGGTTGACCCGCGCCAAGCGTTGCCGGAAGGGAGTCAAGGCCGCTTCGATACTATCGTTTGCCGGCGTCAGGACTTGGCCTGGCCGCGTCCCGATAATGTTGTCAAGATGGTTGATCGGGCCGACAAGATTGACCGGAGCCGAACCGCCACGCACCGCACCAAAGTCCGCGTCTGCCGCAGTCCCGCGCGCCGTCGTCATTCGTGCCTCAGTTTGAGCGGCCGTTTCAGGCGCGTTGAAGCCCTCAGCAAGCGCATTCGAAATCCGGCGCCCTTGCGTACCCTGCCGACCTTCCAGCGCATTGATAACCGCCGTACGGCCAGCGCCTGCCCCTCTAGCGGCAGCCCCTAGCATCTCCTGCCCGGCATTGCCCATTGCATCGGCGACATTGAAGACGCCTTGGCCTTCACGACCTGCCTGCTGGACAGCGGCATCCAGCGCGGCCGGGGTTTGCCCGCTTTCGCTGATAGCTCGAGCGATCTGGGATTGAGCATAGCCTGTGGGGTTGATTCTGGCCCGGATGTTGGAAATCACAGGTGAGGCTGCGGCGCTAATCGCCGCGCCGGCGAGCGGGAGAGCCCCGCCCACAAGCGCGCCTGTTCCAGCGCCCTTGAGGGCATTCTGTACCCGCTCGGCCAAGCCATTACCTTCCATGGCCCCGGAGAATCCCCCGAGCGCACCGGAATCGGCAGCGCCAGCCAGCGCCCGCTTGATGACATTCGCGCCTGGCGCCAGAAGCCGCCCAGCCGTCAGACCGCCAGCCGCCAACCCAGCGCCGCTCACACCTCCTCCGAGCACTTCCGCCGCAGTCCCGAGTGCGCCGGTGTTCTCGCGCGCCTTGTTCATGATCAGATCTTCGCGGGCTTTGGCGTAATTGTAGCCTTCGGCCGGGCTGAATGTGCCTTGTCGGATCATCTCCAGCGGGGTTTCGAGGCCGGCAAGGAGTGTCGTATCAGCCCCAAGGGTCACGCCATGAGCGAGCCGGCGCGTATAACCCGCACCAGTGTCACCTCCAGCCGCTTTGATCTGGGCCTGCTCGTCTAGCGCGGCCTGCTGGTATTTGTCGGGCGGCGGCGCGGCCTGAAGATGCTGCTGCAAGATCTGGAACGCCTGCGCGGGAGTCGCACCGTCTGGCCCTTCGATCGAGTAAGTTTTCCCGTCCGGCGAGGTCAGATCAAAGGTTGGCATCAGCGGACCTTCACTGACCAACCGGATGGAAGCGCGGAAGGCGCGGCTTCTGTAGGCGCATTTCCCTTCAAGCGCGAAACGTTCTGCTCGACCTTAGCCAATGCGGCTTGTCCATCAGGGCGCAGCACTGGATATTGCTTCGCCTCTTCCTCGCCGAGGACGCCGCTGATCTGGCCACCCAGCGCGTCCAGTCGTGAACGCATTAGTTCGCCTTCTGTCGCCAGGATAGCCGCGAGTTCCTTCGGGCTTCGAGCTCCGTTCACCGATTCGATGAAGCGATCGCGTTCCGCCGTGCCACCCGGCGAGCCGGCATAGAACTTGGTGATTTCCTGCCCGTAATGCTGCGCTGCACCCTTCAGGGCCTCCATTTTTGCGGCCTGTTCGGTGCCGAGCCCGCGGGCCGCGTTGACGATGGAGGTGAGCGGCGCAATCCCGGTATCCCAGTTGCCAAGATCAAGCGCCTTCTGGCTAAGGTCTGCGAGATGACCTGCCGCCGTATTGCCGATGTTGATCTGTCCGCCGAGAGAAGCCGGAGCGCTCGAGCTGAGCTGATTGCGCATGGTCTTACGAGCGGCGAAGGAAGCATCATCCACCGACTGGCCAATATCGGCGCCATACTTCTGCGCGACCATCTTCACGGTTTGCGTGAAGCCCTTGCGCGGGTTGCCGGTCGGCGTTGATTTGCCATCGACATAATTCTGCACGGCGGCCTGAATTTCCGGGGAAAACTGGCCGAGATAGTCCTTTCCGGTCAGGCTGCTATCGATCGACTTGACGCCGGGAGCGAGGAAGCCACCACTCATTGGTGATGCGCCGGCTTCGCCCTGCCCGATGGGTCGGCCATTGATAGTCTGGTCGCGCTCGTTGACGAAGCCGTAATTCTCGTTTCCGAAAGCATCGACGCCGATTTTCTGGTATTTCTCCTTGTTCGTCAGCGCCTCATTGATCAGCGTTTTTCCAGCCTCGGGGTTGAGCACGGCGAGCATGGCGTTCTGAGGCGTCATACCGGCGCCGATGAAGGCTTGATACTGCGCCTGTTGATTTTGGCGTGCGATATCGAGTTCATTGCCTTGACCCATACCAAGACCACCGGCAATCGCACCCGTCAGCAACCCAAGCGGTCCCCCCTGCATATTGGCCAGCGCGCCGCGCATAGCGCCTCCAAATCCGCTTTGGGTTGGAGGCTGCATGAAGGCGGCTTGGACGGCAGGAGGCGCTGACGACGTTCCCTGCGTCGGCTGGGCCTGTGGCGGGGTGTCAACCTGTTGCGGCTGGTAGAGGTCAGGATTGCCAACGCGCGGCATCTGATAGCCACCAACGGCGATCGGAGAGGCGGCCGGCTGAGCAGGCATAGGCTGTTGCGCAGGAGCTCCCGTCGGTGCGCCTTGAATAGGAGCCGGCAAGCCGGGCTGATATCCCGGACGAGATAGCAAACTCATCATCTGCTGTTCAATAGGATTCAGTGGTTTTTGATCGGGCTGGCCAGCAAAGATGGGGCCGAACCCTTGCGATGGCGGATTTTGATACTGCCACTCGCGCGGCAGACCGCCGAGAAGGCTGCCCCCACTATCGCCACCAAAAATAGCGTCTAAAAGGCCCATTTTCCCCTCAGAATTTGAACGTCGTTGGAGCTTTTGGCCATAGTGATCCGATACCGCCCGCGATCGTCGCGAACTGCTGCGCGCCGCTCATGTTCTGCGTGCCCTGCGCGCTGCCGCTGCTTTCCGAGCCGAGTCCGGCGATGGGAATCCCGATTTGTGCCAGAAGCCCGAGCGCCTGCACCGGAATGCCACGCCGCGCTGCCTCGGCCTGCAGGACGGCGTTCGCTGGAGCATTCTGCGCCTCATTGGCCGCGCCAGCTGCAGTGACGCCCTGTCCCTTGTTAATCAAGCCCTGCTGCGTCATTCCGGTTTGGAGACCTGCGGTCGTATTGCCGGCCTGGTAGAGATTGCCTGCCGCTCCCTGCTGAGCTGCCCGGTTGGCGTTGTACTGGTCGAACAGAACCGGAGCTTCACCTTGTGCGATGCCGCGGCCATATGCCTGCTGGTTGGCACCTGAAAAATCCCGGCCAGCCGCAGCGAATTGGCCATTCACCGAGCTTCCAACATCGGACTGAATCCGCGACAAAAGCCCGGCTGTCCCCGGATTTTGAGACGGATCATAGTTCATGTTTGAGGCGAGCGGATTGGTCTGGTCGACATAGCGCTGATAGTTGGCGTTGACATTGCCGGATTGATCTGTGGCACCCCCTCCTCCGAGCAGATCTGTGGCATATTTCTGGATCGCCGGCGCATATTGCCCGGCCTGCCCCGCGTTCTGCTCGAGCTGACCGATAGCACCGCTTTCCGCACCGGTGAGCCCGGTGTTGTTCAAGCCGGTGCTGATCTGGCCAAGGATACCCTGTAGCGCCGGCTGGGCAGCTAACCATGGCTGCGTGACGCTGTTCTGCGTCTGACTGGTCTTGGTCTCGCCACCCATCAGGTAAGTCCTTTCTCCAAAACGAGATATTCGACGTGATAGCCGTCCAGAATGCGCGACCAGCCTTTGCGGCCGAACAGGCGCATACGAACCGCTCCCTCGTCTTTTGCGTATTGCTCGATCTTCAAAAACAGCGGCAACCAGCGCTCACGGCAATAACCGGCGCATGCCGTCAGCGTGCAGACCAGACGGCCATTGACCTTGGACAGATGCGTGGTTGCGGCGGCCTCGATCGAGGTGTTGGTGAGGGCCAGCCACAGCAGTTGCCGTCCGGCCAGAATATCGCCCTCGAACTCGCCAAAGTCGCTCAATTCCGTCGCATCGATCGCCGATTTGATCAGACCTCGCGCAAGAGGCCAGACTTCAGCGATGCGCGCCGGATCGACGCAATCAAGCTCAACCAAGGATGGCATATAAAAACGTTCTCCCTGTCGTGGCGGCGTTGGCATGCGTGATTGTGAATGAACCGTTTGCAACCGCACTCACATACATCGTTCCGTTACCGACTTCTGTCGCGGCATTGGCCGTTGTTGGCGTCAGAATAGGTGTTGAACCAGCTGCGATTGATCCGGTTTGTGTTGGCGTAACCGTCGTGGTGGCAACGTTGATTGTCAGCGTCACGGTGCCGGTTGCGTTCGAGCGGCCGGCTGCTACTTGCTGCAGCGATAGAATGACCTTTTTCAGATCGGTTTCGGTAATTGCAGGAACGTAGGCTGTCACAGTTTTCCACCGCCCTTGATGTCAGGCACCACACCGACGATATAGCTCCAGATTGTACCGGCCGGGAATCGCGCCTTAAACCTGACATATCTGGTGTCTCTGGTCATATCGACGCGGCCGGTGCGCGAACTCATCAGGATTTCCGATCCAATGACGGGAGACACCCCCTGCGTATCCCGATAAGTGATCGAACCGTAAACCGTCGCCGAATCCGTGATCGGGCGGAAACCCTTCACCGTCACCCTGATCTCATCGTCGCCCTGCTCCGCGCTCTCAATGGTTCCTTCAAGATTTGGCCCAGAGAAAAACCCTAGCACATGCGAGGAATTGAATTGCGCGATTTGCGGCTGAACGGCGGTCGCATAGCTGTCGAGCGATAGCGTCAGGGCATCGATGGATGATGAGATCGTGTCGAGATTTTCCAGCGTTAGTCCAGTCTGCGAGATGCCGAGCAAGTATTCTCCAGTAGCCGCGATCGAGAACCAACGATCGATCAGATAGTCATACCCAAGGATCTTGTCATAAACGCCGGAGGCGCCAGACACGGAATTGTAGGCCCAATACACTCGCGTTGAGCGCGGGTCGGCAGCACCTATGAATAGCTGCAAATCTCCTTTGTCGAGGTCTGCAAGGAACGTGCGATCGACCTTTTCACGGCCGATCTGCTCGGGGATTCCACCTGGGGCGATCTTGTGAAAGCCCTGTCCCGCATAGAAAAAGATGATTTCGCCGGCGCGAATGATCGAGTATGGCGCAAGCAAGCCCTTATCCTGCGTAATGCGGTCGATCTGGAATATGATCGGAGAGCCAGGAACATAGGACATGCGCCTGATGGCCTGATCCTGAAAGATGATCCCAGCTTCTCCACCAGCCACGCCGCGAACAATGCCGCCATCCGGGAAGTCCTGAAAATCGGACGACTTGACACCGCTTGTCCAGCTATCCGAGGCATTGAAATTGTTCAGGCCGGACCACTGAATGCGGAATGCAAGCGAGAGAAGACCAGACAGCACGAGGAAGCGGCCGACGACGCTGATATAGGCCGCCTGCGGAGGCGAACCGGCTGCGGCTGCAAAAGCGCTGGAAGACGACAGATCAAAGACCTGCAGGACGACATTCGCATGAGTGGCAAAGACCAGATTTCCGGTCTGCGCAAACTGCCAATTAGCCGAAGAAGTGAGCGCGCTATATGATCCGGCCCCTAACGAAACGTCCGTCCAACCGAATGTCGTGTTATTGAGCTGATAGAGCTTTGTAGATGTTCCTGCGAACGTGATGACCGTTCCATCTGCTTTCAAAGCATAGAAGGCACCACGACAGGCCGCAGGCAACGCGCTGGTATAGGCAGAGAAGCTCGGGAACGGGCCGTAGCCATCTCCGCGTGGGACGACGTTGAGGATGGTGTGAACGCTAGTCCCTTCGTAGTCGCTCGTGTCCGGCCGGAAATCAGAAAATTGAAGTAGAGGCATCAGAACCCGTCATCATCTGCTGGCGTCCACGGCGTGGACGGTGGCGTTGTCGGTGTCCATGTGCTCACGGGCGCGGCTGTTCCTGTCCATGTTGAAGTTGGAGGCGTGATGGCCTCGAAAATGTCGGTGTCGAACGCGTCATCGTCGAAGGTATTGCCGTCGAATGTACCGAAGCCCGGCATTAGTTTTTTGCTTGCTCGATCAGGAGGAGCCAAATAGGCTCGTCCTTCTTGAGGAGACCACAATGATCAATAAACCCACTATTTCGCGAAAGGGCGTTATCCTCTTCACAGTGGCGATAACCCTCCAACTCGGGATTGGTTACTTGCTCCTGGCGCAGCCGTTCCTTCCTCATCACGGAATCGACGGTAAGCCAGACATTTACCCTCTGGTCTTGGAGGAAGTCCGCAAATAGCTTATGCATCAGTCGATCCGGTTGATGATGAAATCGACGACCGGAATCGGCGTCCACACCCCGCCGCTCTGAGTGGTCAGGTTGTTGAATAACCACGGAGCACTGGCCCAGCACGTCATGTAGTAGGTCACGCCTCCGGTCAGCGGCATTATCAGAGGCGTCATGTGGCTATTGCTCCAGAATCCAGAATGCTGCTGCTCGATCATGACGATCGAGTTGGGCGGCATTGCATACGTCATAGACTGCTGGGTGATAGGAGTGCCCGTGGCAGGATCGGCATAGGTGTGCCACCCGCAGACCAGAAGGGTTTGCGGTCTAGGGTCGAACGCATAGCCAGGGGCTGGCCCACCCACGGTGCCGGCAGCGCCCTCCATCAAAAGCCGCGCTTCATAAATGCCGCTCGCCTGCGGTGTAAACCCGCCCGTAACGATGTTCATCTCGGCAAGATCATCGCGGATGACCACGGGCTTGGTGTTCGTGCCGATGTTGAGGATGTTGTAGAATGCCGGGCTTGGCATCGTAGCCCAGCACGAGGGTATCGACGGATTACATCCCAGATAGTACGAAAAACCTGTCATTTCGACGAGGCTTCGCGGAGCCGCATTGGCGATGCCGGTCAAGCTAAGCAGGATGAAAGCCGCACGGATGAATGAAAGCACTTTGTCTGATCCCTTTTCTGTCGATTAGGCGATGCAATATTCTGTAATGTACATCACTCCCGCCGATCCGGCGCCGCCCGTCGTCGTCGATGCAGTATTTTGAGCAACGCCACCTGAACCACCGGCGCCATAGTTGCCGCCAGCGTTTCCACTCAAGACGCCGTTGACCGTAACAACATTGCCGGCGCCGCAACCGAGAAGGCTGTTACCGCCTCTGCCTGAGGAGACATAGATTGCATTGACAGTCGTAACCTGCGATGCCCCTCCCCGCTCGCCAGGGATCGTGATATCTCCCGTACCGGCGACTCCTCCAGCGCCGCCTACGGTGGGAACGCCTAAACTTCCTGATCCGCCGGTTCCACCCTTTGCTACGACCGTCGTGGTATTCAGCGTTGTATCGCCACCATTGCCACCGGCATTGTTGCCCGTTGCGCCGGCAGATCCTGCAGCGCCGATGGCGACAGCTTTCGATGCGCCTATGGTTGCCGCGGATATGACACTTCGCGAATAGTTGCCACCTCCGCCACCTGCTCCCGTGATAGTTGCACTTGTAGCGCCAGCAGAGCCACCACCTCCGCCGCCTCCTCCAACACATTCAACGACGCAATAGACCATTCCCGAGGTTGGCGTATAGGTGCCGTTTGCAACGAACACCTGCTTGACGACAGAGAGGGAGATCGCGCCGGTACTGGTGTTTAGAGAGGTGACGCCAGAACTGGTACCGATGCCAGAAACGGTTGCCTTCTTGAGAGCCGCGCCTGCGATATCCCAGATGATGACTTCATCTGTCGATGCGGGGGTCGCCTTAACCGTGAGACTGTGAATGTCCTGCGCGGTCGGCGATGCCGAGCCGCTGGTGTTGTTGACGAGGAATGTCCAAGCCGCCTGAGCGGCGAGGCCGGTCAAAGGCAGGCCCGTGCAGTTGGCCAGATTGCCCGAGGTCGGAGTACCGAGAAGCGGCGTTACCAGCGTCGGTGAGGTCGCAAGAACAGCACTCCCGGTGCCAGTGACTGCGGTCAATGCAGTGCCGTTGATCTTGAGCGAGTTGCCCGTGCCGGCCGTGTCGAAGGTCTTGTTAGTCAGCGTGTCGGTGGTAGCGCGCCCGACGATCGTATCAGAGGCCTGAAACGTCTGCGTGGTGCCATCGGTTCCCGCCAGCGTCAGCGAGTTGCTGAACGTAAATGTCTTCCCGGCCGTCCCGGTGAGCGTATAGGTTCCGGTCGTAAAGCTATTGCCGTTGATCGAGGTAGCAAGCGCCGCACCAAGCGTCGGCGTGACGAAGGTCGGTGATGTTGCTCGCGCAAAGTTGCCGCTGCCGGTGGTCCCGGTAAAGGTCGCAACGCCGGTTGCGAATAGTGGCACGCCATTTGATGCGCTGATATCGGCACCAAATCCGCCCCTACCAGCAGCAAGCGTGCCGCCCCACGAAAACGTCAAGGTTTGCGCGGAAATCGCACCTTGAATATTGGTGTCGTTGACAACGGACTGAACAACATTCGCATTGAGCTGCGTTGCGTCGGCCGCTCCCGTTAGCACATGATCTGCATTCCAACTATCACTATAGATGCGCGTGGCATTATCCCCGACGGGCTTGGTCGAGACGAAAGAGTGATTTGTTTTCAGGGTCATGTCAGGGCGTCTGACCGGAAGTGCGAACGACCATGGGCAAATTGAGTTTGGCAAATTCCCCATGCAAACAAACTGCTGCGGCGTCATATGCCTCTGCAGCTTCTTCCTTGGTCGGAAAGCTGCCGAGGTAGCGCTGCGCGCCTTCCACACCGATTTGCGCAAACCACGTTTTACCGTTTGTGGCCGTGAACACGCCCTTAAACCCAGACGTGTTCGTATTGAGAGGCCCGGCGTTTCTGTTGTTCTCTGCTACCGAGCACTCACGCAAATTCTCCCACCGATTATCGGCGCGAGCGTTGTTGATGTGGTCTACGGTCTCTTTCGGGAAGGAGCCTACTTCGAACAGGAACGCCAGCCGGTGCGCCGCATGCCGCGTATTATCGACATAGATTTGGAGATAGCCGTCGCTCTTATTGACACATCCCGCCACTGTGCCAGCGAAGCGAGAATTCCACGACCTATCTGTACGTTCGAACCCCAGCCTGACTACGCGCTCAAGCCAAAGAAAAACCCCCGTGAGGGGGTTATAGGAGAGCAGTTCTTTCAGTCGATCTTGCGTCAATTTCATGGGGTTTGGCCTGAAACACGGACTACGGATGGTCCGGCATTGAATGCCGCTGTCGTGTTCAGGAGATTGAGTTCATCCAGTGCGGTCTTAAAACCAAGGCCCCATACCTGAATGCGATCGTCCTCCTTGAGGTAGGGGGCTGATTCAAGCAGCGCGCCGTAGAGATAGAGATCCGGCGCCATGGTCAGAAGCCAATTGCTCGAATTGCTCGACAGCGCAGGGATGTTCTGCCGATAGACCATCTCAACCGTATAGTTTGCGTCCGGTGTCGGCCCCAACTCCATCTCTGAACCGAAGATCGTGAAATAGCGCGGACGCCCTGTCGTGTCGCTGTTCGTGAATCGAAATTCGTCCATCTGCGTGCCGGATCGAAACTCAAGGGCTGGTTTGCCGGTCACGCTCGACAGCCGCACCCTGCGCATTGACTGGAAATCGCTGGGGAGAAGCACGAATTCACTATCAGTCACGCCTGCAACGACACTGGCACTAGAGCGTTGCTCCATCTGCCGCACGAACAATTCCCGGTTCATCTTGGCTTCGAAAAGCTGGATGAAGCCGGGAAAGGCCGCGGTCAATTGTGTGTCCTGATCGCGCTTGAGGTAATCGCCGATCGCCGTTTGCAGCGTCGTGTAGCTCGTGATCAGCGTCACAGGTTCGCGCTCCAGCCAGCTTGCAGAGCCGGCCTATCGACCCTCAAATAGGCCCACTCCGGATCCTCAAGCTTCTTCTGAACGATGGCATCGAACTCAGGCGTGAACATGCGCAAGTTCGTGTTGCCCCGCGCATGCTCCTCGTCGAACCACCGCACATAGATCACGTTCGGGATGCGCGCGACATGCCGCCCCCAATCTCCGTTCTGGTCCTCGCGGCGGGCTTCGCGATTCCAGTCAAGGATTGGCTCTACATCCTGCACATGCTCGATCTTGACGGTTTTATCGTCAAAATGAGGACGGACGAGAACGCCGTCCATCAATAGGAGTCCAGCAATTCGAGAATCACCGTGAAGACTTCCGCGCTTGCCGGCGTATAGGTGCTCAGGTTTGCCAGGAGGCCATAGAACG